AATCTGGGGCTTTACGGAATCCTTGGGCATCTTTGGCATTTTGCCTGTGGTCTCAAGTCGAGCCAGCAAAAGCCGTACAAGTGGTAATTGAAACTCTTGAGATAAAATACTGTAGGCACCTGAGAGGGTTATCTCAAGTTCCTGTGCCATATAACGCACTTCCTCCGCTGTAACGCGCTCCGCATTTCTTTGGACCGCACTATTCAGAAGGAACGCAAAGGACAGACGCTCAGTAATAGTCATAGAGGCTTCTTGGGCTACCCTGAAGTCATTATGCTTTTGGACCTGAAGGGTAGTTACATCATTAGCGTCACCTTGAACGATAGCACCGTTGGGGGCCTTGGCTAATGTCGATTGTTTGGTTGTTCCGTTGGGACGTACCAGAAAGAGGACTTTTGAAGACGCAGCAGCCCCTTCAACAATGGCTCTTGTAAGGGCCTCAAGGGAACGCAAGTCACCAATGTATTCTTCTACATACCCACGCCCATAATCCTCTCCGTCCACACGCGTAAATCTGAGGGGTATAAAGGGCAGTTTATCCAGAGGGTAAGACCCTTGGGTACTAGGGATAACGAACCCTTTTACTTCCTGATAAATCTCGTACTTGTTACCCTTGCGACAAACATAGGTGTATAGGTCACAGTTCTTTGTTGTGTCCCTATCATACTCTTCAGAGGTAGCTATGATTTCTTGGGCTTCTTTGGGAAGCATTAAAGGAGACACAGTTTCCTTAGTGATAATTTCCAGAATATTTCCCATAGTATCCCGCTTGACCACATAGCGGTCTAGGCGAAACACTTTCATACCATCTTTTTTCGGCAGATAGACCAGAGCATTACCAGCAACAATAAGTTGCTTCAGGGCTTCATGCACAGGCACCCTAACGGCAGTAGCTTCAATCTCTTGCATTGCCGCCCGTTCTATGCGGGACAAGGCTTCCTCAACAGCACCTCTGGCGTCTTTACCCGCTAGGGCCTCAATATCGAAGTCATCAATGGATAACCGAAAGAATGGTGTGTTTGGGGGAAGTAAGGTCATCAGTAGTTTAGCGGCGAGGTTGTTGATACCTCTGGCTCCAACCGACTGATAAGGTGTTTTATAAAGTGTGGACCCTGAGTGTCCTTCGGGCGGTACGAGTGTTGGGATGGTTAACTCAGAGGCATCCCGCGCTCTCTCTAGGAATGAGTGCCTATGTGACTCTAGCTGTGTGTACCGACCAGCTACAGACTTAGTTTGTGCGTCTAACATGGCACCCTCTTTTTAATATAAACCAACCGACTTAGTTCCACCTATGTTTAAGCCTGTGGTTCTGCTAGTGCTTCGCGTTGGGGCTGTAGTCATTGTGGATTTTGATGGACCTGTTTTACCCCAACTGTCTGTTCCGATACCTGTGGCGTTCAGGGGCTTAGTGGAATAACCGGTACCCACAGTCCCACCACCGTCACCGTCACCCGAAGTTCTTACAGGTGCAGCGGTGCGTTTGGGGTTATAGTAATCCTCATGCGAAACGTACTCTACACCCGTACACATATCTAGGCACTCTTTGGGATTGAGAGGCCAGAACCAGACATAGGCGTTCCCATGTCATTCTTAGCTATTCTGAATTGCTTTTTACCTTTAGATTTCTTTTTCAAGGTTGCGCTATCGCTATCCACAGCATCAAAATCCACAGTCTTTGTGTTTAACACTGCCGCAGCGGGTGCCGAAGCTCCAATGGTAGGTGCTTTCTGTTCAGGAGGCATTGGCATCTTAGTTTTCGGCAGACACATTTGGTTAGTCCTCTTCTTCAAACTCTGTGAGTTGGCGTATCTTTTCGATAACGCTTTGCTGGCCTTGCAGATATCGGAAGTCTTCAGCGGTCATAGAGGCATCCATAGGAATCCTGTCTGGGTACTGCGCCTCAAGGTAATGTAGAACCTCTTTTGATATCAGCGGTGTGCCTGTAAATATTTTCATGGTGGTAAACCCGATAATGTCCAATAAACGAAAAAGGGCCGCCCGAAGGCGACCCGAAGTTAGTTAACCCAGTTAACAATCCCTAAAGCTCACAAGCACCGCCCGTACATGCTAGTTCCTGTGAAGCAACCGTCATGTCCTTAGCTTCCCTGTAAGCCGAGAAAGAAACTGAGGGCATTTTACTAAGAAAATCAGCATATTGCAACTCATTAATTTCCTCATAAGGGGCTTGAACGTAGGTATGTGCATCGTCTTCTCTGGGTAAAAACGATACCCCACCAACCTCTTCAAAGTTCTGATACACGTAATCGGCAACCTCAATCCACTCGTCCTCAGAGACATACACGGTGATACTGGGGTTATGCTCAGTCCAATGTTTTCTGTAAATCATCCACAGGTTAAGTTGGTCCATAGCGGTCATAGAGTGGCGAGTAACGCAACCCTCTGGGGATTTAATAGGGAACGAGAAAACCAAGTTATCGTCTTGGTGTTGGTCTGGTTCGCTTGGAAGCCCTTGGTCAGCCATCCACGTTGCAAGAGGGTCCTTAATGTCTGCACGGACCCGCCGAATGTAGTGGTTAGCATACCTAGGGTGAATCCCAGAGGCAGACGAACTTAGCTGTGAAACCGTCCCACTTGGCTTGACGCAAGTTGTAGCCACAGATGGGTTGATGCCCAGCAGCGAGGCCCACTTCTCGTTGGTCTTGATGACCACCTCTTTCATACGCTCAAGTCTCCAAGACAAGAAAGTAGCGTCATAACTGTCGATACTGTGCATCAAAGGGTTATCCATAATGCCTGTAAAACTAACGCCCAAAAGCCGTTCTTCCATCATGTTTTTCTTCCACTCAGGACGTAGGTAACGAGTGTCGGTCAACGCAGACTGAAGTGTGCCTAAAAGGGCCGCGATTTCGACTTTTTTGGTTAGTAGTTCCTCATCATCAGAAGCCCTAATGATAACCTCTGAGAGATTACACGTCTGCATATCGCGTAATAAAATCTCCCCGCAAGGATTTGTCCCAAAGGCGTGATTAGGGTCCCTACGTCCTGATTTGGTCGCTTGGTCCATAGCTGCCTGTCGGTTAAAGATACCTCGTTCACCACTCTGAGATTTATACAAGGCTGTCCATTCGTTGAGAAAGGACCCCATGTCAGGCTTCTTTTCGTAAGCCACAGAGTTATTAGCAAACTTACGGTCAATGTTGTCTTCCCACCATTCTCCTGATTTGCAGTAACGCATTTCGTCATCATCAAGGTCCGATAGGCTAATCATGGCACTTCGGCGCACCCCGCCAACCACAACTGACGCAGCAACCGCACAGAGGATATCGTGACATTCGATGGGTTTAAGGCGGCGTCCTTCGGCTTCCCGAAAGGTCTTAATGGTAAACCTAAATAGCTTGTCTAATGGGGCTGGACCAGAGGCTCTACCACCAAAGACTTTGAGGCGAGAACCAGAGGGCCTAATCTTTCCCAAGTCCCACTGAGGAACTTCCCCGTTATACAATGCGGTTATGAGTTCACGTAGGCCCTCTGCCCAACCTATTTTGCTGTCCTCAACGATAATCAAAGCGTCACTTGGTTTGAGCTTCAAAGGAACAGAAGGAAGTTGCTCGGTGTTTGCACGTTCCACAGAATACCCAACACCCGTACCACACATCAGGAGATACAAAGTTTCATCAAAGGCCCTCTGGTCGTTAATCGCCAGATACGAACAATTATAACCCGCTATATGGTCCCTGTCTAAAGCTGGACCTGCTGTCATTATTGCTCTCATAGAAGGGACAACAGCTAACCGTTTAATGTAACCAGAGGCTTCAGCAAGGTCTTTTGCAGCTTGGGGGAATTTCTCTGAAAAGAAGTTGATATATCTATCGACACTCTCTCCCCATGTTTCTCTCCGTTCTTCACCTTCGACAAAACGGGCGTATTTGCTGAGTGCGATATATTGTTGATACTGGTCCATTAACGGTTATCTCCATTACCCTTGAGGGCATTTCTTTTTTGTCTATCTGCTAGTTTGTCTAGGTTGCCTTGGGCCACTTCATCCAAGTCAAAGCCTAGGTGTGTGGAAAGCTCTGCGATAAACCACAGAACATCCCCCAACTCTTTCTTGAGGCCATCACGGTTAAGTTCCCCGTCACCTCTGTAGTATTTGGCAACCTTATCGGCCACCTCACCGCACTCAGCGCACAGCCCTGTAACACAGTAGGCCATCCCCATTTCTGGGGGATAGACCGCTGTGCTGTGGGCTTCCTTTTGGTAGTTGTTAAAACCAAGGGCTTTGCTGGCTTCTAGGACTTTTGCGTACTCTTCACGGTTAATCATTGAAAAACTCCACTTAGCCATTTGTTACCTCTTGGATTAATCTTGAAAGGTAGTTCTGAGCTTTCTTGAGGTCTTCAACACGGTCTTTGTGTTTGTGGTTGTACCGCCATAAGTATTTGATGATTGTACCCTGAAGGTAGGCTTCGTAGGATTTACCTGTTGCCGCTTTGATTGCATCAATGCACTCAATCTCGCTCTGATTATAGTGGGCGGGTTTATTGACCATTTCATCCGTCACTCTTGCATCCTCTAATCTTTTATAGTGTTCGTATTTCATTGGCTTGGCGGCTCCCC